AGAACATATTAGATATTAGCATATTTTCGCAAATGAATGTCGTGGTTAAGGACAAGGTGAATGGGGTTAAGTCTGAACTAGACACAACAAACACTTCAATCGAAGTAACCAAAGCACAAATCGCAGATACCAAAGAAACCATACAATCCCTAGTAAAGAACACACAACAGATCATAGAAGAACGTAAAGCAGCACAGGCTCAACTAAAAGCCGAAATGGTTGCTATACAGACTGATATAGATGAGTTGTCAGAGCCATTAAAGATTTCTGGTGCCTCAATACAGAACGAATTAAAGGAAGTTCAGAAAAAACGAACAGATGCCCAAAAGATTCTTGGCAAAATTGAACAGGCTAAAGAGAGCATTAATGAAGATATTGAATTCTTTAACAATAACGAAACATGCTCTTTGTGTAAACAGGGAATTGCGCATGAACACAAGGATGCCCTATTAGGACAAAGAAAATCAAAGTTAGATGAATACCAGCAAGGCACTCAGGATATAAACACGCAAATTGTAAAGACCGAGAAACAAATAGAAGAGATTCAGGGTCGATTAAACGAACACCAAACTAATGTTATTCGTTTGGCTAATAAACGAGAAACCTTAAAGAGTCTTAATACTAGTCACACAAACCTTGAATTGAATAATGCCAAGACCTATTCACAAGAAGAGATTGGGAAGTTTGAGAGCAAACTTGTAGAATTAGAGAATAAAGAAGTTGATCTGATTGATAAAAAATATAAAGTCCTAAAAACTCTTAAATGCTACGACCAACTTATAAATTTATTTAAAGATAGTGGCATTAAATCAAAAATTATTAAGTATTATATTCCTTTAATCAACAAACATGTAAACAAGTACTTGACAAGCATGGATTTCTATGCTATATTTAATCTAGACGAAGAGTTCAAGGAAATTATTAAGAGTCGCCACCGAGACATATTCACGTATGAATCATTTAGTGAAGGCGAAAAAATGCGTATAGATTTAGCACTGCTTCTTACTTGGCGAGAAATTGCTCGATTAAAGAATAGTGTTTCCACAAACCTTTTGATTCTAGATGAAGTTTTTGATTCTAGTTTAGATGGTACTGGAACTGATGAGTTTATGAAATTGATATCTTCGTTTGGGTCTAAGGTTAATGTATTTGTCATCAGTCATAAAACTGATCAATTACTAGATAGATTCGGTTCAATAATTCAATTCGAAAAGAAACGAAACTTCAGCAGATTAGTATGAAACGAAAACAAACAAAACACAAACGTATCAAGCGTGGCGACTCTGTAGATTCTTTGCTTATAAAGAATGAGCCTTCTTGGGAGGATGTGGCTGTATTAACTCCAGAGCAAATTGATGCCAGAATTCTTAAGGCAACCAGTTGGTATAGTTACAGTTGCAAAAATGAAGTGTATAAGCCTTGGGTGATTGATTGGATGCAGAGAAACAAATATTCCAAGTCAGATGTTCGTGATGCTGTTAAAGTATCAGATACACACCCATCCATAATGAGTATAGGTAAATACTGCAGAATCATGAATCTTGGTGGAAAGTTTGTTGATAAAGTTCTAGACAATATTAAATCAGAAGTAGAACATATCATTAAACTTGGTCAGGTAGTTAAACCAAAGGTAGTAAAAGAACAAGTATCCATTCAAGATCATATTCGAAAAAAGACGGAAGGATACTTGTGTAATATGAATGAAAGAATTGATGAATTGTTTCTTGCCGTCGGTGAAGACGAAACCTGTAAATTTGACCATGAAGGTTGGCTGGAAGTAGAAGAGATAAATCATATTCATTGGAAAAAGATGTCCAAAATACTTGATCCGTTTATTACCGAATTAAAAGCGGCACACACAGGAAAAGATCAAGAGTTAAAAGAAGCCTATGAATATCTTGGCAAAAAAAAGATTAAAGTTATGATAAATACACTAGAGGCTTTTAAAGAGATACTTGATGACTAATTTCAAAGGAATATTCAAAGTTAGCGGAATTGATGGGCAATGCATACAATATGCCCAAGGAGATATTGTATACAAAAAGGGAGAAGCGTATATTGCTTCACGTGACCCCGATCTTTGTAAGTCTCCAGAACACACATCTTCAGGATGGCAACCTCTAGTATCAGAACGAACAGGAACCACAGTAACATTCTTTAGTTCTATTACGCCACCAAGTCGAGTTACTTTAGGAGATGAATGGTGGGATCCTAGTACTGCTAAATTGTACAAATATATAATTGATGCAAATAGTGAACAATGGGTACAAATTTATTGACTTTTGTTTTTTACGTGATATAATTACATTATGCTTCTTATTGACAATAATCAAATAATTTTAGCAAACATATTTCAAGCTGCTAAAGACACAGAGAATTTTAACGAAGATTATATTCGTCATACTGTACTTAATTCGTATCGTAAATATCGAATGATGTTTCGTGAATACGGCGAGTTAGTTGTGTGTAACGACAGTTCTCATTATTGGAGAAAACAATGGTTTCCCCATTACAAGCAGAATCGTAAGAAGACACAAGAAGCAGCAGCAGACCAATGGAAAGAAGTGTATTCTATTCTAGACGTTATTCGAGATGAAATTAAAGAAATCTTTCCATACCCTAATATTCGTATTCAGGGAGCAGAAGCAGACGACATTATTTTTGCCTTAACCAAACGGTTTGCTCAACAAGAAAAGATTATGATCTTGTCTAACGATAAAGACTTTCAACAACTTCAGATTTTTCCTAATGTAAAGCAATACAGCACAAACAAAAAAGAACTTATGGAGTGTGCTGATCCTCGTGGATATTTGCTAGAACATATTATCAAAGGTGATTCTTCTGACGGTGTTCCTAATATGCTGTCTGATGACGATACCTTTATGACTGACGGAAAACGTCAAACCGTAATGACAGCCAAAAGATTAGAGGCACTAAAGAAACAATCAGAAGAATCTTCTTTTTGCGAATTACCCAACTATATAAGGAATAAGACCATGATTGACTTGTCGTGTATTCCAAAAGCATTAGAAGAGAGTATTTTAGATTCATACCAAGAACAACAAGGAAAAGGTCGAGAAAAATTGTTTAATTATTTTATTGATCACAAGTTAAAGGAGCTCCTTCCAAGTATTGAGGAATTTTGAATGGCAAACGAACAAGAACCAGAATCGGAGTATGAACAATTCAAACGCTTACAGAAGGAACGAAAGAAAGCGAAGAAAACTAAACATCGTCCAGACGCAAGAAAGTGGCTGAATGATTTACGACATGGACACAATAGTGATGATGAAGATTACCAAAGTTTTGAAAGATTTAACAAGTAAAGGATGACTATATTATGACAAGCACAACAACCAGTATCTCTAAGCAGACGTTTAACATTTTAAAGAATTTCAGCAGCATTAACTCTAATTTGTTTGTGAAGGCGGGAAACAAAATTTCCACAATTTCACCAAGCAAGAACGTGATGGCAGAAGCCATCGTAGACGAAACATTTGATTCCGAGTTTGGTCTTTGGGATCTGAACAAGTTTCTTGGTATTGTTTCTCTTCTTGAAGATCCTGAATTCGTGTTTGAAGAGAAGTGTGTGGTAGTGACAGGAGTTAATGGTTCCTCGGTAAAGTATTACTTTGCTGATCCAGCACTTCTGACGTATCCAACCAAGCAAGTAAAGACTCCGAGTGTTGCTATTACCTTTGACCTGATGGCAGATCAGTTCCGTGAACTTCAACGATCAGGTGCTGCTCTTCAACTTTCTGATCTCTGCATTATCTCTAAGGGTAGTGAAGTATTAGCAGTAGTCAAGGATCTAAAGGATCCTACCACTAATGTGTTTACTCTGCCAGTAGGCAGTAATCCAGAAGAAGCAACATTTTCGTTCAACTTTAAGTTGGATAACCTGAAGTTGTTTGAAGGTGACTATAGTGTGGAAATTAGCAAGACTGTGATCTCGCAATTCACGCACAAGAACCTGGATCTGAAGTATTGGATTGCCATGGAAAACACCAGCACATACAGCGAATAATCCATGACAATAACCGCAAATAATGCGATTGGTTTGTTGGTCGAGAAGTATAGACCACAAACCATTCGGGACTGTGTACTTCCTGCAAATATTAAAAAGATTTTTCAGGATATAGTAAACTCAAAGGATTGTCCTAATCTTATGTTATCGGGTAAGCCAGGTCTAGGTAAAACTAGTGTGGCTAAAGCCCTTTGCAACGAATTAGGAGCAGACTTTATTATTATCAATTGTTCTGAAGACGGAAATATCGATACTCTGCGAACAAAGATTCGTCAGTTTGCAAGCACGGTATCTCTGTCAGAAGACGCAAATCAGAAGATTGTTATTCTGGATGAGTTTGATTATTCTAATGTGAACAGTATTCAGCCTGCCCTTCGTGGAGCCATTGAAGAGTTCTCTAAGACTTGTCGGTTTATAATTACCTGCAACTACAAGAATCGTATCATTGAGCCTATTCATTCTCGTTGCACAGGTATCGACTTTAACTTTGCACACAAAGACCGACCAGAACTAGCCAAGCAGTTCCTAGAACGATGTCAGGGTATTCTGGAAGCAGAAGAGATTACCTATGACGTAAAGATTCTGTCTAAAGTCATTGTGAAATTCTTTCCAGATTTTCGTCGTGTTCTAAACGAACTTCAACGATACTCTGCGGCAGGAACCATTGATGTAGGTATTCTGAGCACAGCAGGAGAACTGGATGTGAAGCAACTGATGGGGTTTATGAAAGAGAAGAACTTCAATGAGGTTAGAAAATGGGTGGCAAACAATACGAACCATGTTCCACAGGATCTGTTCAGGAAGGTCTACGATAGCCTATACGACTTCCTAGAGCCTTCCACCATACCACAGGCGGTTTTGATCATTGCGGAATATCAATACAAGGCTAGTTTTGTGAGCGATCAGGAGATCAATATGTGTGCTTTTATGGTGGAAGTCATGATGACTTGTGGTTTTAAGAAGTAATGGATCCATTCGTTTTCCTTAATTCTATAAACCAATCCAAGGTTCCCTTGATGGACGAGGATCATCTATGCGAAAAAGAGTATGTTCCATACATGACTAATCGTGGATTATCCTACTTTTCAGACACAATCTTTTATGCAAATACGATGAATCGTCATGGTAATATCGACAAGAAGCTTCAGTTTGATTATCTTCGTATTTCGGTTCGTCCACGAAAGCGGTTTAGTAAGTGGCTAAAGCCTGAGCAGGATGATCGTATCGATGCCCTAAAAGCATTGTATGGGTATTCAGATACCAGAGCCAGAGAAGTGGTGGATTTGCTGTCCGAGGACGACTGGAAACAGATTCGTAGCCTTTTGGATCAGGGTGGAGCCAAACTTTAATTTATATAAATACTTATGTTATTGTATGAATTAATTTAACGTAAAGCGAATTTGATATGGAAACTGATGATAATGATATATTTGATGGACTAGGTGTGGAAATTACCCTTAAAAGCAAAGACGATTTTCTCAAGGTTCGAGAAACCCTGACTCGCATGGGTGTTTCCTCTAAAAAGGAAAAGAAATTATTTCAGAGTTGTCATATTCTACACAAGCGTGGCAGATATGCTATTATGCACTTTAAAGAATTATTGGATCTAGATGGTCTGGAAACAGACATATCAGATTCAGATATTGGTCGTAGAAATCTTATAGTTAAGCTTTTGGTGGAATGGGGACTAGTGATTGCTGTAGATCCAGAC